ACAATTCCACAAGATATCGCATCAAGCGTTATCCGTGGCGCAGTTGCACCTCTAGGTGGACCTGCAGGATATGTGGCACCATTCGCATTCGGTATTCCGATCATCGAAGTTCCACTTCTAAATGAGACACAGACTGGTGATTATTCAGCAGCAACTGGCTCACACGGAGATATCCACTTGTCATTCCCAAATAACGTAGTTATCGGAATCAAGCGTGATGTAACTGTTTACCGTTTCTTCTGGCCACGTAAGGACTCAGTCGAGTACACAATGTATACTCGTGTTGGTGTTCAGATCGAACAAGCTGACGCTTGGGTCGTAGTAAAGAACGTAAAAGTAGCTTCATAATAGGATTTAATCCTCACGAAAGGCCCCCGATTAATTTTGGGGGCTTTTCATTTTAATTTAATAATGCTATAATTGAATAACCTAACAAAGGAGAAGATATGTCATTTGAGACATTAAAAGTAGCAGAACTTAGAAAGATTGCAGAAGATTTTGCAGTTGACACAGAAGGCTTAAAAAACAAAAACGATATTATAGCCGCTTTGGCGGAAGAAGGCGTGACTTGGTCTGTATATAACAAGACCATTAATAAGATGGAAGAAGAGACAGAAGACATGTTAGAAGAGACTCTACCGAAGTTTGATCCAAAAGCAGAACAACCTGAGAACACCGTATTAGTAAGAATGACTAGAGATAACTTTAGGTATGATATTATGGGATTTACGTTCACAAAAGAACACCCATTCGTTGCAATGGTTTCAGACAAGGCTCAAGAAATTTTTGATAAGGAGGAGGGTTTTAGGTTAGCTAATCCAAAAGAAGTACAGGATTACTACAACTAATTTAACCCTTTATTATGGCAGAGGTTTTAATAGGTTCACAATCTCCTATAACACATCAGGTGTTTTGGAACGGAGATGTTGCAGCCGCAGACTCTCTGCCAACAGTCAAAATATATGATGTTACAAGCGATCCGCTAGTAAGTCCTGCCGTACTTCCAACAACCTTATTGGCAACCTTAACATCTGTTTTAGACGAAAACAATCCAGGAACATATTCAGTAAGCATCCCATATGCATTAACAAATAGAAATAAAACTTTAAGCGTAAAGTGGGAGTATACTGTAGGAGGAGTTGTAGTTGCTAAATCTTATGAGATTTATGTAGTTACTCCATATATAAATTTTAATGATATTGAAGATCTAGATTTTAGCACAGATCCTTCTGACCCAAACTATAAATCTTACAAGCAATTAATAAAAGCTGAAAGATATGCAAGAAAATTAATAGGTCAATATACTGGACAAAGTTTTTATTTAGAAGATAAGATATATGCAGTATATGGATTTGACTCAGATATACTTCCTTTACCAGCTAAAATAAATTCTTTACATAGTCTTTATGCAAACGATATCTTGTTAGTAAATGAAATTACTAATGTTGATAACTGGAATTATCCAATTCAGATATCTGAAAGCGGATACGGAATTAGAATTAACAGAGCAGCATTACTAGACAATACAGTCTATACGGCAAATGGTATGGTACCTCCCACTATTAATGATTATTCAGGAGGATTTCGATCAGGAGTTTCTTATAAGGTCTTTGGCAGATTTGGCTGGGACAAGGTCCCATCTAACGTTAAGATAGCTGCAATAGAGTTAATGAAAGACTATTTTTCAAAAGAGACTGCTTGGAAAAATAAGTACGTAAAGTCTATCTCTACCTTTGACTGGGATTTCGAATACACAGGAGATGCATATACTGGTACAGGTAACGCATTTGCAGACAACTTATTAGCAGAATATGTCTTAACAAACAAGGTAGAAATTATATAATGAATAGCATCATAGATTCTGTCTTGTCTATGAATTTAGATGTTTACAGACAGTCTGAAATTCAAGATGCAGACACTGGGGCAATAGTAAAAGAATTCAATTATTATAAGACTATCCCATGCCATGCTAAAGGAATTATTAGCAATACATCATCTTTAATTGGTGGCGGGAATAAGCAAAGCTTCTCTAACAAATATGCAGATGAGCAGGTTATTCAGGTAAGAACGGCAGAAAAATTAACTGCTAGAGAAAAGGTTACTAACATTAGAGATGCAGACAATAACGTAATCTGGAATGAGATAAACTATCCTAGCGAGACCCCAACCGTTTTTGAGGTAATGGGAACAACTCCAATACTAGATCCATTTGGTCACGTAATAGCCTATAACTCTTCTATGAAGAGATCGGAGAACCAGAGAATTGGACTATAGCAAACCTTTACTTCAAGCAGCCAGCAGCCTTGAAAGGCTAATGATTGGAAGCGGAAAAAACGATAAAATAAAAGACAGCAATGTGGCTCAGATATCTGCTGCAATTTATTACCAAGCAAATGTAATAGCTAAATTAACTTCGAGCAAAAAATTTAAGGACAAATTTAAGTCCGTTATATTTTCTCAAATATTAAAGGATTTTGGAAACTACGTAGACTCTCAGGCCAGATCTAAGCCTAGGGCTCTTCATCATATGTATGAATGGAAAAGAACTGGTGACGCTGATGCCAGACTATTTGATTTAAAAATGGTTGACGGACAGGGAATTTCTTTTAAGATAAGATATGATTATAAAAACTCCACTTCCTTTGTTCCAACCAATCAAAGTAAAAGAAAACATGTTTTTGTAAGCAAGGCGTCTATCATGGAAGCTGGAATGCCTCTAAAAATCGCTCCACGCCATTCTGAGAGGCTAGTATTTGAATCTGATGGTATTACAGTCTTTATGCCTAAAGGGGCCTCAGTGACCGTACAGAGGCCTGGAGGAAGCGGTGTAATGAATCAGTTTAAGTTAAGACATAGCATATTCTTCAGAGGACAACTAGTTAATCAATCTATTAAGTCTTCTGGTTTTCAAAAGATATTTAATTCTTCTCTAACGAAAGCACTTAAATTACCCCCTTCAATTAAAAAGGTTCAGTATTCATTTAGTGCAAATTCAATTAGATCTATGGCGGACTCATCAGTAGAATCAGCATTTGGAGGTTCAATGATATGACAGCTAACTATAAATTAGATGCAATGCTAGAACTTAGAAAGTTTCTATGGAGCAGTCTAAAAACAGCAGGGATATTTGATGACGAAGACTATTACAGCGATAATCTAAATGAAAGCATAGTTCCAATTATTCCAGTTCAACAGGCAGCAGAAATGAATCAATTCCTGAGCGGTAAAAAACATATCGTTTATGACAAGATAGGAATGTCCTATGAGGACAACTGGGCAATATGTTGTGAGCAAATGCTCTTTACCATATATGCCACTGAGATCTCAGATATCAATGAGATTAGAAACTTTATGACAGACCAGTTCAGAAGAATGGATGATTCAGCTAGGGACGTAAATCAATTTGCAACCCTATCTAACAAGTTTAGATTTCATAGCATCTTTATAGCAGACATATCCCCAACAGAGCCTTCCGAGGAAATTCAGGGGTTCTTTTCAGCAGACGTCATCCTTGAGGTCAAATACTCTAGGGTATTAGATCCCGTAGGCAGATTTTTGTAATTTGCCTTAAAGCCTATTATAGACTAAAATTAGACTAGAGGAAACAGCCTAGCCAGCTAACATTTTTTTAGAAACCACAGGAGGTGGAAATAAATATGGCAATTCAAAATACAGGTAATGCCAGAAACATTCTAGTAGGAGCATCACCATTGTTCCTTTCAAGTGAAGACATTACAGAGTCAGGATATGTTGAAAATGCAGAGCCAGGTTATGGTCAAGCAACATCAACAGTAAAAGTTCCAGCATTTACATCAGGAACTTCATACACAACTACATTAAATGCTGCAGTAGATACAACAACAGATCTATCTACAACATTTTACTATCGTAACGTAGGATTTACCAATAATGGTCTTCAAATTACGTACAATCCAACATTCGATTCAGTAACCGTAGATCAGTTACTTGATACAGCAAAACTGTTCAAGTCTGCAATGGAGGTTATGATTGCAACAGAAATGTCAGAAGGCACACTAGAGAACGTTCAAGTGGTTTTCGGACAAAAAGCAAGTACATTAGCATCAGCAGGTACAGGCTTAACAGCAACAAAGACTTTAGGTCTTGAGGCAGGTGCACTTGGTGCAGCTCCAACAGAGCGTCAGCTAATTGCAGTT